CGCAACGACCGGGGCAGGTACCTGAACACCAAAGAGAATGTGCGCGGCGTGATGATCCTGAATAAGATCAGTTGCCTGTACAACGTGATCAAGAAACGGATGGAGATCACGGTGCCTGAGTCGAATTTTATTCAGGACATGCAGGAAGAGGCAGCGCTGATAGACATCGAAGACAGGTGCATCCAGATGAATATTCCGCACACTAAGGTGAGGGATTACCTCAAGCTGCTGGCGGTCGAATACAACCCGGTCAGGGATTGGATGGAATCGCGGCGGTGGGATGGCGAGAGCCGGTTGCAGAGCTTTCTCGACAGCATCACCAGCCCTAATCAAGCGCTGAAAGAGATGCTGATGAAGAAGTGGTTGATCAGTTGTGTCGCGGCGGCTTGCGAACCAAAGGGCGTTGAGCTGGAGGGCATACTGGTCTTTCAAGGCGCGCAAGGTCTAGGCAAGACGCTATGGTTTAAACGCCTAGCCAACTATGACGAGGGCTGGTTACTCGAAGGCGCAACACTCAACCCAAGTGATAAGGACTCAGTAAAGCAAGCGGTCAGCCACTGGATCGTCGAGCTTGGCGAGATTGAGAGCACCTTTAAGAAGTCAGACATCGACCAGCTCAAGGCGTTCGTCACCAAGAAGACTGATGAGCTGCGGCTACCATACGACCGGGCGTTCACTACCTACCAGAGAAGAACCGCGTTCTACGCCAGCGTCAACGCCAGAGAGTTTCTGACCGACACCAGCGGCAATCGAAGATTCTGGGTGATACCGGTCAACGGCATCGATGTGAACCACGGTGTCGATATGCAGCAGTTGTGGGCAGAGGTCAAGGAGACCATGTACCGACCCGGCCAGAAGAACTGGTTCCTGTCCCCGGACGAGCGAGCGCAGTTGCAAGAGAGCAACGAGCTTTACCGTACCCAAAGCAGCGTCGAGGATCTGATCTTGGAGCACGTTGACTTCAAGGATGCGGCCACCAAACCGGTGCAGATGACCAAGCTGCTGAGAGATTTGGGGGTCAACAATCCGCGCATGGCGGACTTCAAAGATGCGGCTAGGATCCTGTCGGAGCATGGCAAAGAACCGCGACGAAGCTCCGGCAAAAAGATCTACGACCTGTCCTACACCGCCATCGAAGACGACAAATCAGACACCTTTGGTTTCATCCCGAAGGGCTGGGACTAGCTACCCGAGTGTGGGAACCACACTCATACGCGGGCCGTTGGGCGGCCATGTAAATGCTAAAAATAGGATGTTGGGCGTTTATAAAAAAAATATGCCACCCTGTACCCTATATGGTGGAGGAGCTAAGTTGTTGTTTCTCCTATGTTTATACTATAGGGTAGGGTAGGGTACTATATATATAAATATTAATAGTAGTAGTATGTAAGTGGTAATAGGTAGTATTTACATGGTGTGTATATTGGTAGAAGGAAGCATGCTACACCCTACACCCCACACTTGGCTCAGACAGAGGTGCGATATGGTAGACTACAAATTTGAGTGGGACTTCGAGCAGACTCGCGAGGAGAACTACCGAAGGTGGCGGCAGTTGAACAACGCTGAGCGAGACGCATTCAATCTCGCGCAGGAGCTGGAAGCTGGGGCGCGGCAGATATTCAATACGATGGAGTTACGATGGCGGAGCGAGGCAGACCGAAGAAGGAGCGAGCACAGCTTGTTGAAGTCCCGAAGCAGTTTTCAGCAGACGATGAATATGGTTTGACCGAAATGCAGACGGCGTTCGTCTGGCACTACACGCAAGGCGGGTGCGGTCAGACGGAGGCGGCGCGGAAGTCCGGGTTCAGCTTCCCGGCCATGAGCGCATCGAGGATGATGAACGGGCGTGATCACCCGAAGGTCATCAAGGCGATCAGGGCGGAGCAGGAAGAGCTGCGGCAGAAGTTCGCCATCACCCCGGAGAAGACGGGCAGCATGCTGTGGAAGATAGCAGAGACCAGCTTCGAGAACGGGGCGTACAACGCTGCTGTAAGCGCGGTGAAGGAGTTGAACCAACTGGCAGGCTTGACGATACAGCGCAGCCAAAACCTCAACATCAACGCCAACCTCGACAGCATGACGAAGAGCGACATCAAGTCCCGGTTGAACGAGCTGCTCGGTGTGCAGGACGAAATGAAGGACAATGACGTATGATTGGCAAATCCGATCGATAACCCAGAATCGATAGATTAAACAGATAATCGAGCAAGAGAGGTCTCTTGCTCTCCGGGCCGCCAGCGCCCGGAAAATCAGCTCTTCCCGCCCTCCCTCCGCTAAATCCTTGCAAATCAACGGCTTACGCACCAAACAGCCCAACTCACCCCCGGATCCGCATTTCTCTTGGTTTCATTTCTGTGAGCACAGGGGTAACAATCGCCCGGGGATAGTCGTGACACGCCGCAAAGACCGCGTCAGACCGCCTGAGAAGCCCTGTACCGCCCGGAAAGGGCAAAAGATTGGACCCCTATGGATCCGATTATCGACCGCCAGAAAGCTCGAGACGATTGACCCCACACCCCCGATTTGCGCTAGGGCTGACGGCGGATAGCTATAGCTGAGTTTTGCACATAAGCTGTAAAAAAATATTTCAACGTAAATGGGCGCAAGACGTACCTTTTTTTAAAAATTTGTTTTGCTCCCAAAAAAAATATGCCTTGTTTAGACCTAAAAATTCGTAACTTATTGTTTCTTGGAAAGAAATTCGTAATTTATTTTTTTTTAAAAAATGGGAGGGAGGGATAGAAAGTTGTTTTGTAATAACTTTTAAATATTTGGTATAGCAATACCGTTATGTTCGCAGAAGTTTTGCAGACTCCCTCCCACCTCCCATTTTTAAAAATGCTTCAACGGAAAGGGGTACCCCGAGGAAGCAAAAATTCTGAGGTAACTTTTGCTGGAGGACGTTGGGAGGGGTACCCCCTATTTCAGATTCTCTTGCAAGGTACCCCTATTTGCAACAAAATCACCCAAACTTTTTGGATTATGATTAATGGTTGATTCTCGCAATAAGGGAGCCGCGTATGAACGCGACATTGTGAAAAAGCTGAACACTTTTTTTTCCGGCTGCGGTTTTGACATAACCTGCAAGCGAAACCTTGATCAATATCAGACTGCCGACCTAGCCGATATCAAGATCCCGTACCACGCGATTGAGTGCAAAGCGTACAAAGAGGGGTGGTGGTGGAAGCCTGAGTGGTGGAAGCAGGTCAACGCCGCCTGCGGCAATGACATCCCGGTTCTCATCTATAAGTTCAACAACAAGCAGTCCCGCGTCTGCCTTCCGCTTCACGCTATCAACCCCTCCCTCCCAAAGAATAATGATCTCACCGCCGTCATGACTTTCGACGATTGGTTGGTTATCATGCGTAAGAACTGGGACGACTACGCAAAACTGACTGAGACCTGATATGGCCAACCCTCTCTTAGATATCATTAGCAGCGCCGCAAAGTCCGGCATCAAGGCGTACCACGGCTCGCCTCATGACATGCCTCGCGCCCAACGCTACATCAACAAGCAAACCGGAAAGAGCTATGTTGTAGAGTTGGACAACCCTGTCCAGATGAGAATTGTTAGCGACACCAGCCTGTACGAGCCGGTTGGAGAGCCTTCTGATCTAGGGATGTTTGATATCAGCAAGATGGGGACCGGCGAAGGCGCACAGGCTCAGGGCCGTGGTTTGTATTTTGCAGAGAATGAAAAGGTTGCAAGAGGGTATAAGGACCAGTTATCACGGGATGTAGAGTTCGAAAGCTGGCTTTATGACAAGTACAAGGAAGCGGAGCGAAATGAGGATTATCAGCGCAGGGACATGTACGACTCCAAGCTTGACGATCTGAAAAAATATGCTGCCGACCCTGACATGAAGGATGCGGATAGAAAGTTAGCTAGAGAGGTCATACAAGAGATTGAAGATTACGGCCCCAATCTAGGCCGCATGTACGAGGTCAACCTAGACGTAGAGCCTGATGAACTGCTCAAATGGGACAGGCCGATTGACGAGCAACCTCAAGGGGTGCAAGACTTCGTCGAAGAGTACAAAAAAGGCGATGAAGGTGATTTGCCGCTAAAGGAAAGGGTCGGAATGCCGTATGACCCCACAGATGAGCAGTTGATGCACCGGATAACTCGCTCCCCACAAGGGGTTAGAGAGCTGCTAAAGCGAGGCGTAAAAGGCGTTAAATACGCTGACGCATTCACCCGGCACAAGTCGCCCGACAAGCAGTCGATGAACTACGTCATATTCGATGATCGGCTTATAGAGATAAGCAAAAAATACGGAATTTCTATTCCC